TTCCAACAAGACAAAAATATCTTGGTAATTGCAACAAAACAAGAAGTAGCAAAGAATTTAGTAACAAAGGTTCGTGTGATGCATTCAAATCTACCGAGTTGGTTAAAGCAAAGGTGTGTGGAAGATAACAAATTGAATTTGAGATATCGTAATGGTTCTCAAATCAAGGCAGTATCATCAGGACCTGAAGCCGCTCGTTCCGAAGCTCTATCATTATTGATATTGGACGAGGCAGCATTTATCGATAAGATAGATGACATTTGGACAGCAGCACAATCTACCTTAACTACTGGTGGACAATGTATAGCACTTTCAACACCAAATGGTGTTGGTAATTGGTTTCATAAACATTGGGTAGAGGCAGAAGAAGGTCGTGGTATGTTTAATCCAATCAAATTGCATTGGACCGTTCATCCAGATAGAGAACAAGAGTGGAGAGATGAACAAGATGTTTTACTTGGACCAGGTAGTGCGGCACAAGAATGTGATTGTGACTTCTTAACATCAGGTACTGGTGTGATTGACGCAGTCTTATTAGAACGATTGCGAGAACGAAGTGTTAAAGACCCAATAGAAAGGAGAGGAATTGATAGTAATTGTTGGGTTTGGGAACCTGCAAATTACTCAAAGAATTATATTGTATGTGCAGATGTCGGTCGTGGAGATAGTGCAGACTATTCTGCTTTCCACGTAATTGATATTGAAACCTTAGAACAGGTCGCAGAATACAAAGGTAGGTTAAGTACCAAAGATTTTGGAAATATGTTGGTAAGTATAGCAACGGAATATAATGATGCGATACTTATAGTAGAGAACAATAATATTGGTTGGGCAACAATCCAACAAATTATAGATAGGGATTATCCTAATTTATTTTATACAAGTAAAGACTTACAATATGTTGATGTTCAACACCAAATGAACAATAAAATCAACAGCCAAGAAAGAAAAATGGTTCCTGGATTTTCAACGACTTCCAAGAGTAGACCACTAATTATTAGTAAGTTAGAAGAATTTTTTAGAGAAGAAAGTGTAGTGGTTCATAGTAATCGTTTGATTGATGAATTACAGACTTTCGTCTATATAAATAATAGAGCAGAAGCAATGCGAGGATACAATGATGACCTCGTTATGTCTTTTGCTATTGGACTTTGGGTTCGTGACACAGCGTTACGATTAAAAACCGAAGGTATTGAGTTAACAAAAAAGACATTGACCAGAATGATGGACAATGATGGTTTATACAATTCCAACGAGCCAAACAGAAATGATAGTTGGGAATGGGAAACAGGACAAAATAAAGAGAAAGAGTCATTAGAATGGCTCTTATAAAGTGAGGAAAAAATGGCAGACAAAACATTATTTGGAAGATTACAGCGATTATTTAGTACGAATGTAATTGTAAGAAACGTAGGTGGTAAGAAATTAAAAATTGCCGATACGGACCAAGTTCAAAAGCAAGTTAAATCACATCTTGTAGATAGATATTCTAAATTACATACTAATTTAAATTTAGTTGGAACGGGATATTCAACCGTCCATCAAGTGATGGCAGCAAGATTAGCATTATTTAAAGATTATGAAGCAATGGATTCTGACCCAATCATATCAAGTGCATTGGATATATATTCCGATGAATCAACAATGAAATCTGAATATGGAAAAGTTATTGATATTAAAACCGATAATGACAACATTAAAGATATTTTAAACAATTTATTTTATGACATTATGAATATTGAGTTCAATTTGTGGCCTTGGGTTCGTAATATGGTAAAATATGGAGATTTCTTTTTATACTTAGACATTAGTGATAAATACGGAGTTACAAATGTTGTTCCGTTATCACCATATGAATTAGTTCGTGCAGAGGGAGAAGACCCAGAGAATCCTTATTATACAAAGTTCTATATGGAATCAATTGAGGGAGCACACCCGTATTTTGGTCAAAAGTCAAATAAAGGGAAGATTGAATTTGAAAACTTCCAAATAGCACACTTCAGATTAGCAAACGATAGTAATTTCTTACCTTATGGTAAATCTATGGTTGAATCTACGAGAAAGATTTGGAAACAATTAACTTTAATGGAAGACGCTATGTTAATTCACAGAATTATGAGAGCACCTTCAAAACGAGTATTCAAGATTGATATCGGAAACATCCCACCAGCAGAAGTTGACAATTATATGCAAAGAATCATCAACAAGATGAAAAAAACACCTATTATTGATGAAGCAACAGGTGATTATAATTTAAAATACAATATGCAGAATCTAACAGAAGACTTCTTTATGCCAGTTCGTGGTGGAGATAGTGGAACAAGTATAGAGGAATTGGGTGGTATTGATTATGATTCAACAGAAGATATTGAATATTTGAAAAACAAATTATTAGCATCACTAAGAGTGCCAAAGGCATTTTTAGGTTTTGATGAAAATGTCGGTGGTAAAGCAACCTTAGCAGCAGAAGATGTTAGATTTGCAAGAACCATTGAAAGAATACAAAGAATTCTCGTATCAGAACTAACAAAAATCGCAGTTGTTCATTTATATTCACAAGGATATACAGATGAAGACTTGGTAAACTTTGAATTAACCTTAGCAAGCCCGTCAACAATGTATGAACAAGAAAAGATTGAACTATGGGGACAGAAAGTTTCCTTAGCTCGTGATATGATACAAGATAAAATTTTACCTACTGATTGGGTTTACGATAATGTATTTAATTTTTCCGCAGATGAAAAAGTGGAAATTGAAGGTAAAATTATTGAAGACCAGAAACAGAAGTTCAGACACTCACAAATCGAAATGGAAGGTAATGACCCACAAGCATCAGGAGAATCAATTGGAACACCAAGTGATATGGCAGCAGTTGGAATATCAGCAGATGATACTCAAACACCACCTGATACCTTAGCAGGCTCAATTTTTGACCCATTTGATGACGGAGAAGATGAACGACCAGAGGACGAACAAGGTGGACGACCACAGGAAATGAATAAACCATTCAAAGATAGTGGAGCAAGAGGACGTGACCCATTAGGGAAACAAACCAAGAACAGAAGACCACTTGCATTGGCACATTACGACGCATTGAAAAAAACGATGGGTAATAAGTCAAAGGACATAATTAACGAAACGAAAAAAGTAGATGAAATGGAACAAGAATATGATAAATATAAAAAGGAAAATAGTGTAGATTAAATACACATTTCTTAAAAGTTTTATATTTATTATTGATAAAACACAAAAATAGTTGGAGCTCAAATGTCTTTAAATGTTAAACATAACAAGATAAAGAATACTGCTATTCTTTATGAATTACTATCTCGTCAAATAACAGCTGACGTGATAAATGATTCAAAAAGTCCTAAATCGGTGAAGATTTTCAAGGAATTCTTCAATAAAAATACCGAATTGGGTAAAGAATACGCACTTTATCAAGTTTTACTTGAAAAAAAATACAAAAACGATTCTCATGCCGCAACATTAGTTGAAGCAGTGATTAAAAGTCGTAGAAAATTGTCTAATCGTCGATTAAACAGTGAAAAATTTAATCTAATTAAAACCATAAAAGAAAGTTATGATATAAAGGAGTTCTTTAATACTCGTTTACCTAATTTTAAAATTATGGCTTCAATTTATAAAGTTTTCGGAACAGAAACAGGTAAAGAAGACTTTGGTCCAGTTCAAAGAACAGATTCAGTCATTACTATAACTGAACATATCAGTCAGAATACTAATAAAAAAACTAAATCAAATAAACTTGTTGAGGATTACGCTCAACAAGATAAAGATTTGAGATTATTGAGTTATCAGTTATTAGTTGACAAATTTAATACAAAATACAAATCTTTAAATGAAAGTCAAAGAAACTTATTGAAAGAATATATCAATAATGTATCTAATACTAATTCATTGAAAGAATTCATAGACAATGAAGTAAGTAAAATTAAAAGAGCTTTAAAGAAATTATTACCAAATGTCAATGACAAGATTACAAAAATAAAATTAGCAGAAGCTATTGATTATACTGATAGCGCTACTAAGGGAAAAGTCGTGAAAGATAAACACGTGGTTGCTTTAATGAGATATTATGAACTAATTAAGGAAATTAAGAATGTCCAAAGCACAAAGATTAGCTAGACTCAAAGAAATTATACGAGAGTTAATTAAAAAGAACCTTGCAGAAGTTTCCACAACAGCAACAGCTGGTATTGATGGAACAGGAACAGGACATTACGATACACCAAAAGCATTTGCAAGTTCTGCAAGTGGTTCACAAGGTGGTCATCCTAATCCAGATGTTCTTGGATATACAAAAGTAAATGAAGATGTAATTAACGAATTCGTTAGTGTGGATAACTTCAACAAAGACTTTAATACAGCTATGAACTTAGTTATGAAACAGGCCAAAAATTTAAAAGGCCCATTAGCAAAGCACCCAATCAAAAGAAATATCAACAAGTTAACTGCAGTTCAAAAACTATTCAATAAATTTATAGCACCAGCTCTTGTAAAAAAAGATAGAAGTTTAGGAAAAGGTTTTGATTTAACCAGAATAAAAAAAGAATTATCGGATGGTAAGTTTAAATCAGTCGTTCAATATTTAATAATGCCTCAAATTGGTGGTCAAAGTTACGATAGTAATTCATTTTTTATGTTAGATGATAAAGAGAAAAAATTATTAGATAGAATATGGAGTGAATTAAAAAAACTAACAAACATTATGGACGACGCACAATTAGAATCAGTAAATGAAGTTACTGATAAAGAAGTCAACGCATTAAAAAAATTCATAAGAGATTTTGATAAAATGCAAAAACAATATTGGAATATTGCTAAAATGGGTGACCAAGAAATGAAAAACCCAAAATACAATAAACATTACGAAACTATTTTAGCAGCTCAAAAATCAATCGTTGACCTTACAAGAACAATGCAAGGTTTAAAATCTATGGGTGAGGGTTTAAACGAAGGTCGTTATCACAATTGGAGAAATGACGAATCAATGACACCGAAACAAAAAATTGGTATATCGGTTAGAGAAGTTCGTGACGCATTGACCGAATTAGACAAAAGAATTAAAATGAATTTACAATTAAAGACAGAATTAAATATGGACGGAAGTGCATATTGGAAAAACACACACAAAGCATTAACTAAAATTTCAGAAAGATTAGTTAAATTAGCAGGTAAAGTAGGAAATTTAAAGTAATGAAGAACGTAATAGTAGATTATATACCATTTAATATAACACCGCAACAGATTACTGAAGCGCTGAAAGAAAACAACGGAAAGTTAGTTGTTAAAGGTGTATTACAAAGAGCAGAAGCAAAAAATCAAAACGGAAGAGTATATCCAAGAGAAATCTTGATGAGAGAGTCAAAAAGATATGATGAAAATTTTGTAAAACAAAATAGAGCACTCGGAGAACTTGACCATCCAGATTCATCAGTAGTGAATTTAACAAATGTATCTCACAACATTACTGAAATGCACTTTGAGGGTGATAATTTATTAGGTACGGTAGAAATACTTACAACACCAAGTGGAAACATCTTAAAAGAATTATTTAAAAATGGTATTAAATTAGGTATCAGTTCAAGAGGATTGGGTAGTGTTGAACAAGTTAGAGAAGCAAATGGTGATGATGTAACTAAAGTCGGAGATGACTTTGAGTTAATCGCATTTGATTTCGTATCCAACCCATCAACACACGGAGCATTTTTATATCCGATGAACGAATCAGTAGATAAACAAGGTAGAACTTGTGGTCAGTATTGTAAAGCAGAAGATATCATCAATCATATTATTAGAGGTGAGTAATGCCAGCAGTTTCTAAGAAACAGCAAAAATTTATGGGTATTGTTAGAGCAATACAAACAG